TAGCGCAGCTTATAACGATAATCTAAGATAATATTCGTGTCTACCTCGGTGCGGGTCGTGGGTACTTCAATCTCTTTGCCGTTCGCATCTAATTGAATCTCTACCCCATGTATCTCTTTTGTGCCAAACACAGGCATCTTCACAAATCCTGCAAATTCTTCTGTAGTAAGCCCAGCATCCAGTAAGGCCTTTTCTACCTCCTGCGAGATAAAGCCGATGTGGCTTCGTCCACTGTTGCCCTCGTTATAGACAAAAGTCACTGGCCGTAAGGCCTGGAACATCGCCTCATAGCGCTTATTGATATCCAAAATATCGTGCTTTTCCCGTACATCAGAGGACTTGATAGCTGGGCTACCGTAGATGTCGCCTTCTATTCGCACATCGCCAGCAAAGGCAAAACTATCTCCGGTGATGCCGCATCCCAAAAAAGTCATGGTCCGCACTGTATTCATACCGATATACGGATTTCCGTTATTGTAGTCGAATAGGAAGTTGTCCGTAATGACGATGGTTCTGCCTTTATCACCGTACGCAGCGTTGATATATTTTGGATCACTCAAAAAGCTATGTTCATGGCTGGCCGCCGCCGCACCTATCTTTGACAGTGTAAATGTGATATCTTCACTTCCATCAAAGGTGTTTGTCTGGTTGCCTACTCGGATGCTTCTCTTCGTTTGCAGCTTGACAGCGCTATTAGCTGCACCGCCTGACGTGTTTGCGCCTGCGTAGTCGTGACTGTGGTTAGACGCCGCATAATTGCCTGCAGGCTGAGCCCCGATATTGGCCGGTGTGATGCCAAGATTTTGCCTGGCCTGCTCAATATTATCCGCCCCAGTGCCACCCATGGTAATCGGCACGATCTCTGTCACCCCACCGCCATCCTCACTGCCAATGGTGCGATTGATCCCCACTTTGCCGCAAAGTGTGCTGTCTGCCCGTTTGTCCCGAATAGCAGACTGATCAATAGCCGTCGCCATCTTAGCCACCGTAATTTCCGCCAATTCCAACTCATAAACATCGCTGGTTCTAGTCAACGCCGTAGTACCTTTCTTGACCGCCAACTCAATCAAACGGTTCACAAAATCACAGCGCAGTACCACGATATCTGTCCGGTTCGTCAATTCTTCTGCTGGTGCGATGGTAAGCGTTGTTGCATTGTCTTCAATTCCAGTCACGCCTTCAATAAAACAGCTACCCGGTTTTACTGTAACCTGCATGCCATTGCCCGCTACCACTTGAAAATTATCGCTGGGACTCGCAAATACGCCATTTTTATAATACAGCTTTTCTCTGCTCCGCAAAAAATTCGCGCCCACAGCCCTGTCGTATTTGGGATTGCCCGCTTCATCAAAGCCTAAAAATTTACTTTGAAATGGATACGCCTCCATCTTAAATCACTCCCTTCTTCACTTTTTCCAAAATGCTCAGTTTACTTTGACCGAATACCAGATCAATCCGCCGTTCCCCGGCTTCTATGTATTCACAGATCTCTGTGATACGTTGCTCCACCAGCACACCCATGTTCTGATCCACAAAGGTCACCAAGTCCCCTAATGCATAATCCTGCCCGTAAAGAAAGCCGCTGTTGCTGTCTACTTGACTATCCACCGTTTCCGTCACCTGGTAGTCTTTGAGTTTTTCCAAGCCCCTTTGCCGCAAAGCTTGTCGGTAAGCCGCCTCAGAAAGGACATTACCGTTTTCGTCCTGCCGCTGCAGATCTCTGGCGTCCACATACAGCTCGCGCCGTGCTTCCCCTGCATCTCGAATATCCACTGTTTCCACGATACGCGCCTGCCCTTCCCCAGCCCCAGCAACATACGCAAAATTGCGGTACGGATACCGCTTATTATAAGTGGCGCTTGCGACGTTATCAAATTCTTCGCTGAAAACTGCAAAGGCGTTTTCCGCTTGCTCCTGGGTGCGATCCACACCCTGCCAGACAGAAAAGATCAGCCGATCTTCCAAAAAGTCATACAGAATATTGCAGGAAATCCCCTGCTCCTCACAGATACTATCCATTGCATCCAGTAGGCTCTTTCCAGTGATCTGCGTCGTGATTTGGTTGCCAATACCTGCATCCGCCTCTAAACTTAGCTTGGTAATTTTTCGGTCTGCATCCGCCGGATGGATACAGAAAGTATCCACCAATCGGCATAATACATCCCCAGCTGGGATATTGCTAAAATTCTGCACCGTATCAATCACCCGGTTTTCCAGCATGGCCTTTAAAAAACGGCCTTTTACAACAACGCTCTTCCCGATAGATGCATCTGCAGAAAAAGTCAGCTCCTCAATGATGCCAGTCTCCGGATCATCTTTTCGGGCGATATAGCTGCCCGTTTGCAAAAGGGCTGCGTATTCTGCACCGCAATGCAGTTCAAAGTCACCTACGCCATAGTATTTTTTATTCCAGATCAAAGACAGAAAGCCGTCAATCAAATCCAAAATCTGATAGGCCTCATCCAACACATATAACTCTGTAACTACTTCCATCTCACACCCCCAAATACAGCGGCGTATAGTAAAGCCGCACTTCCAGATTCATATAGCCGTCGTCAGCACTATAGGTCAACACATTTTCCCCAGGCGCTAAGCTGATAAAGGTGCTTCTCCGGTCAATCCGGCTCATGATATTGGTACCGTTTAACAGAATCTGCTTTTTCCCTTTGCTGGTCTCAATACTAAGGGCATCACCCTGCACTAGCTCGGTTAATACCCGGATATACTGCCCATTTTGTAATGACAGCTTTGGATTTTTCACATTGCCGCTAGCGATAAAAACGACCTTCAGCCCGGTATCCAGGTCTCCGCCGTTTACCACCAGAAAGTTCGTTGAAAATTGCCGATAGTCGGTCACATAATCCCGCCCCTCCAGCCACACAAACGGAAATGCATGCAACGGCACTGACGCCGCTAAATCCTTGCCGAAATCGCTCATGTCAAGAAAATAGGGCTGTGGACAGAGCATGGTCAGTTGATAGACAAACAAATCATATAAGTTTTCCTGCGCCAGCTTTAGGCTTTGCACAATGTATGGAATCCACCGCGTCTGTCCGTTGATGGTAGCGGTTAGCTTCCCGTCCTGCTTGGGATTGTGAAAGGCAATCACCCGCTCTCGCTCGCTGTCACTGCAGGCAATCTCCACATAAAGTTCCCGCGCTACGGTTCGTCTGCCGGTAATCACAAGACCATCCATCTGTGCGTTCACTGCAGTAGTGAATTCATAGTCACTGGCCGCAAAGCCCTCGGCGCGGATGATCTTGAAATCGTAATCGCCACCGGCTAGGATAGTCTGACCGCCAGATTCAAATTTTAGGATCATGTCCTTTTCTCTTGTCACGAATTGGCCAGCTCCCTTCCCGCCCGCTTCATTGCCCGATAGCTTTCTGCCGGGCTTACTGCTTTGCTGTAAAAATTGACATTCTGCTGAATATTCTTGTTTTGGTTGGTCACATTATACTTAGCCGCTTCATAATTGCGCTGAGCGCTGAATGCGCTTGCAAGCTCTGCATTCGTCTCTTGGACAGCAACGTTCAAGCCCGCCAGATTCTTTTGGGTTATGCTGATCTGCGTGTTCACAGAGCCGATACCTGCTTCCATGCCATCCGCCAGATTGGTTGCAATCTTTTCACCGACTGCCTTAGCCTCATCAGGCAGTAGCCCTAAGTTTTTTTCAATCTCTCCGCTAAACTCCTGCTTTAAAGCCGTAACCTGCTTCCGGTAAAAACGCTGCGCAATTTTGCGGGATTCCTCCTGTTTTTTATTCCACAAATTAATATAGGCATTGAAATCGGTATCCGTCTGTCTCATCAATAAGCGCATGAATTTCACGCCGTCCTCGAAAGACATCGCCGCAATCTCGTCCAAAAATTCCTGCGTCACACCGGCCTTATTTTTCAAAATTTCCAGCCTTGCACCGTACTCTTTTAACATGGTGTTTTGTGCATCCAAGTCCGCCAGCTTGATTTCTCCGGTCGCTTTACCGTCCGCATCCAAAATGGCTTCGTACAAATCCCCAAAGGCTTGCAGCTTTTCTTTCAGCTTGGTCTGCTTGTCCATAATGGCGTCATAGGCCTTCTCATAGGCGGATACCATATCCTTATAGGTGGCCTCATAATTGCTTTTGAATTCTTCCAGCAATGCCACATCATTTTTTAGCGCTTCCTGCTCGGCCAACAACTTTTTATCGTTTTTATCCTCTTGTAAAGCAAGTTCGATTTCTTCTAGCCGGGCTTGCTTTTCCGTCAGCTTGGCTTCTTCCTCCGCCAAAAACGCATTGTACATGGCATCAATGTTGGCAATGCCATAGCTTTCCATCGTTTCTGCCCGTGCTCTGGCCTGTCCTTCTTCCTGCAGCCGTAGTTTCTCCTGCGTTGCCAGATTGGCGTCAATGAGCCGTTCTCCGATGGTTGTCACTGTGCTAACCAAAAGCCCCTCTGTGGATGCAATGCCCTCTTCCACACCAAGGCCAATATTTTGCCCGACCTGATCCCGGAATACGGTAGATGGACTGTGGATCCCGAAGAAGTGCTTCACCTGTGAAACGATATCATTTGCCCACGTTCTGAGATAACCTTTTAGCCTGCTACCGCTCGTGCGAATGCCGTTGATCAGACCAGTCACCAACTGCTTTCCTACCTCTGGAATCTTACTGGTGATGTTGGTCTTTAGCTTGTTGGCTAACTCTACAATCATTTCTTGGGCGGGCCGTGCAAACTTCACCTTGCCAGAAATGAGGCCCTTTATAAACTGCACCACTAAATTAAGCGCCACCGGGCCTAATCGGCTGGCATTGTCAGCCAGATACTGCACAAGGCTCACTACTAGGGCTAATCCTACATCAGCCAGTTTAGCCGTCACATTGAGCATAGCATCAGAAAGCGCAATCACCAATTCCACACCAGCCGCTGCAACTTCATCGGAATTCTGTTCAATGCCGTCCAGAAAATCCAAGATCAGGTTAGCCGCGCCCTCTATCATCTCTGGCCCTTGAGCAGCGATTTCCTCTAAAATCTCGCCCAATATCTGCTTCCAGGTATCCCGAAAACCGATCAGGCCTACATTGCTCAGGGAATTATTCAACCGAACCAGATAATCTGTCGCTTTATCTACCACATCTTTTAGCGGTGCCTCCAAATAATCATAGAAGCTAATGCCCAGTCCCTCTAACGCCGACTTCATGATCGTAAACTTGCCCTGCAGGTTGTCCTGCATGGTTTCCGCCATCTCTTGAGCTGCACCATCGGCATCGTTGATGGCAGCCGTCAGCTTCTGATAATCCTCCTCGCTGGCATTTACGATGGCCAACAAGCCGCTCATCGCTTCCTGACCAGCCAAAGACGCCGCCATACTGGCCTGTTCTTCTTCTGTTAATCCAGAAAATGCGGTCCGCAAATCACCCATGGTCTGACTAAGCGGTTTCATAGAACCATCCGCATTGGTAACGGTAATGCCTAGCTGTTGCATTGCCTGTGCAGCATCCTTGGGCGGCTTCACCAACCTGGTCAGCGTTGCTCGAAGCGCCGTACCTGCCTCGCTGCCTTTGATCCCGGCATTGGCCATCAACCCAATTGCCACAGCGGTATCCTCCACAGAGTAGCCCATTGCCCCGGCAAGCGGGGCCACATACTTGAAGGTCTCTCCCATCAAGCCCACATTGGTGTTTGCGTTGCTGCTGGCCTGCGCCAGAACATCGGCAAAATGGGTACTGTCGCTGGCCTTCAGGCCAAAAGCGGTCAAGGCGTCGGTCACGATATCTGATGTGCTGGCCAGATCTTCCCCAGATGCCGCGGCCAGATTCATAATCCCCTCCAGGCCGCCCAGCATATCCTCCGTCTTCCAACCGGCCATAGCCATATACTGCAGGGCTTCTGCAGATTCAGTAGCGCTGAATTTAGTGGATGCGCCCATCTCTTTTGCCTTGGCCTCCAGTTTTTGCATATCTTCCGTGGTAGCGCCGGATATGGCCTGCACCTTGCTCATGCCTGATTCAAAGTCTGAACCAACCTTCACCGCATATCCGGCAAAGGTGGCTGCCGCCCCGGATACTGCAGCCAGCCCTGTCTTAACTGCCGACTGCAGCTTCCGGATCCCTTTTTGCACATCATCTGTATTCAGCCTTGTATCGATGATAATATAGCCATCCGCCAATGAAATTCCCTCCCTTCACCGACTTATAGGATTCCGCTTAAATCCCCGCCATGCAACAACGCTTCTTCGATCGTCCGTTTCTTTTTTTCCTCGGCCTTTGGTTCACCCAATGCATAGAGTTTCTTCATTTTCGTGTAAAAAGCTCTTTTCTCCACTGGCATATCCGCTGTAATTTGCATTGTCCGATAGCCCATGATTTTCACAAAAAGCGTTTCGGGATTTAGGCTCTTAAAGAGCGCCATAAACTGCCACCAGTGCAAAGTATCCTTTGTTAAATCGAGGCCATACTGCTCCAGGAATGCCGCGTAAATATAACCACCATCTTCTTCATAGGAGAAGATTCTTTCTGCCGCTTCCTCCTCATCCTCCGGATCTGGTAGCTTGTGCTCTTTCCCCTCCGCGTAAAACCAAAAGATTTGCGCTAAGGCATCCCCTTGCAGAAAAGACGGAACAGGTGCTGGGAAAATCAAATCCAATGCCAATTCAACCTTTTCCTGCTTCGTGAATGCATCATCCAATAAAAGCTCCTCCAGGCGGATCCAGCTTCTAAAATCGGTATCAATGGGATAAGAGAGCCCACCGATCTTCACCGTTTCCGGCAGATCATCTACCAAAATACTCATAGTTTACTCCGACGCTGTGCGCGATTGGGGCGATATTTTTGGGCCCGCTCCGAAAACTTCTTTTGTTGGCTTTTGGAGGATTCTGTCAATAATTCCAGCGCATCCATACATCTGTTTAAATTGACCTTTCCTGCAAAAATCGCCTCTGCGGTACCAGCGCCAAAAATCGTATCAAAGTAGGCAAAAACAATCTGGCATTCCTGGCGAATTGCTTCAGCACTGCTGATCGCCTTCAAATCCAGCGCAGATAAATCTTTCTGTAAGGCTTTCGTCGCTGCCTCATAGCGCTCTGCAGTATCTGCGTCTAAAATATCAAATTCCAACGCAACACCGTTGATTTCTAACATTTACTTCCCTCCTGCCACAATTGCCGCCTCAAAGCCCTCTGCGAAGGTCTTTGTCTCCGTCTGAAAAGTACCGATCACCGGATCCCCAATGCCCAACAGATTCCCAGTACAGGTCATCTTATAGTCGCTGGCCGCAAAGGATGCAACCTCAATGGCTACCCGGAACTTTCTGGCATAATAGGAATTGGCCGCGCTGGCTTTTCGCGTCAGGTCGACCACAATATAATCGGTTTCTGTATCCGCGCCGGTTTTTTGTTCCTCCCCGATAACGCAAATAAAGTCTACTGCTTTTTCATCCCGAATCTGGTCGATATCGAATGGGGTTGACCAGTCATAACCGGTGATGGACTTACTGGCCGATTTATCGTTGATATATCGTGTGCTAGAGGTCTGCGCGGCCGGGTTTTCATCTAAGGTCTTATACCCGGCGCCCATCAGCACATATTCCGCATCTTCTTTGCCAACATTCAGATAATTGGCCTGCATGTGTCTCTGTTTTACTGCCATGTTCATTCTCCTTTCTGGTAATACAATAGTCTACACTGAATCTGATATTGTGCCGCATCCAGATCCGTCTGAAATACAAATCCCTGGCTGATGGCGCGGATGGACAAAGCTTCTTTTCCATCCGGCATCTCCGGCAAATTGCCCCGCCTGCTCTCTGTTTCCAGCCAATCAGCGAAACGGTCATAAAAGCCGCTGTTTTCCAAATTCTGCAACACATCCGGCCCATAGGATTCCCGGCTGGATAGGGTAAAGGAAAACTGCTTCTCGCTATCTCCGTTGAGATACCTTTGCACAAGCGGCTCTCCTGGTACGGCATCAACCGTATAGGAGTCCACTTCCATATCCAAATACTCTACATGGATCCGGGCAAATTCTTTTAAAAAAGGGCAAGTGCTGATATACGCCCGCACTGCCCCAATGACGCTATCCTGTTTCATACTCTGCCTCCTGCAATTCTGGCAGCACCCTGTAAGATCTCCTTCAAGTGCGCTGCCTTCATCCGCTCAAACCAATAGCTGCCCCGTTTGGGTGCACCGTTATAGGTCAGGTCGCGGTTAGTTACATGTTTCTTTTCGCCTTTCTTCACCCAAGAGGATCCGTTTTTACCTACCATCAGTTTGCCATAATACAGATACCTGGCATAGGGACCGTTCCATTTGACAGTGCCGCTTCCAATATCAGTACCATCAATCCCGGCTTGCTTTAATCCTCCATGTTGAAAGGGCAGATACGGGTCACACAAGCGCAGCACCTCACTGTCGATATACTGCTGCACCCGTCCGCCAACTTCCAGATTGCGAAAGGCCAGGATGGTCTGCAAATTGTTTAAAACAAGTCTTGTCTCAATATCCATCACTTTGCGCCTACTTCCCAATGATCCAAACTGCTGCCAAAGATGCGCCGATCTACCCTGGTGATAGTCAGCACATCGTCATAGCTTTGCTCAAGCTCCGCCAATCGGTGCGTCTCATCAATCTCAAAGGTAACATTACCAAACACGATCTTGTCCCCCGGCTGCAGTGTCCAATGGCCCATTTTACTTTCCGCCTTTGCAAATACCTTGGGCGGCAGATAACCGCATCGGTGCGCTGTTGGAATAATAATCTCTGCGCTGTCGTCGTTGTCCACAGCCCCTGTTCTGGCGGTAATCCCCCGTACATTATCCCAGAAGATGCCCGCAAGGACCGTGCGCTGCCACTTATCTTCTCTGTCGTCTCGGTATCGGTTATACAACGTACAGCTATGCGGAAATTGCATCGCTAACACCACCTCGCCGCAAGGCCGCTGTCTGCCAGATACAGCATAGCAGCGTCATACAGCAGCCGTTCTGCTGATTTTGCATTGCCAGTGGCAAAAGTCCGGCTCCAACTGCCAACGCTCTCGCTGGTTACCATTCCGCCATCTTTCTGTTGCTGCATCGCCTCCACCACTGCGCAGACCGCCATCTTGACAGCATCGGAATCTTTTTTCTTCGCCGCCCTGCCACCTGTCAGTTGGTTCACATAAAAGCTGGCGCGCTGTGCCAGTTGGCAAAAAACCTCCTCTGGTAGCGCGCCGCCATAGCTTTCTTGGTAATATAAATATGCTGCAAGTGTTTTCATGGCCTTATACCGCCGCTACCTGGATGTTACGAAATACACCGGCTTTCAAGGTATTCTTTAACACCACTGCAGCCACCATTTCCACCTCCACATCCTTCACAGCGCCAGGCTTGGTCAGATCTGGCAGATAGGTGTGGATCAGGTTCCCATTTGCCATAGAGACGCCGTGAAACGCATCCAAGCCCAAGGTCACCGCATACAGATCGGTAGTCTTGGCGGTAGCGTCAATGCCGACGACCGGCACAGAAGTGGTGCCGTTGTAGTACATGCCCAGGTCTAAAATCGGGATATCTGCATAGCCTGTCACCTGTCGACCAAAGGAATCCTCACTGTGGGTTAAATACCCGGCCCGTCTAGCAGCGGAGCGAATCTTGGTGGCCAGCTTGCTGTTACACATCAAAAAATCTGGTTTCCCATCCAGACCAGAGATGAATTCATCCAGCATATCTAGGAAATACTGATAGTTGGCATCCATCTGGGCAGACGTGGAAATATCCAGTGTGCCGTCTTTGTTATACTCAGTGCTGGATCCTGCTAAGAGTGCGTCCAGGCCGTCAAAGCCGGTTGCCTTTTTCCCGTTGATTACTTCATTGTGGAAGAGATTGCGGGCCCCCTTTGTCTTCTGTTCCAGTTGGAAGCTAATTTCATCTACTGCACCGCTGGACTGCTGTAGTACCCGGTCTACCTGGGCGGAACCGCCGAAAATCTTCAAATCTGCAGTCTTTTTCACTCGCTTTGCTTCATTGGGTGCGAATTCGGTGTTTAATTGACGGAATGCCGCGGTGGACGGTGTTTTTAGCTGCATATACCCATAGGTTAGGGTACTGCCGCCAGTACCAGGGCTCACCGCATCATCGAATGTGAGGCGGTCTAACAGCATGGATTCCCGCCGGAATGTGTCAATCACCGCCTGGTCTACTTTGTCCGCCATTCCAACCTTCGCTTCTTCTAATGTAATTGGCATATAAAATCATCCTTTCGTTTTTACTCTTTTGGGCTTTGATATTTTTCTTGCACGGCGCCTCTTAAATCGATATTTTTCGATCCCGCACCGGATCCGCCATCCCCGTGGGGTGCTCCTGTGTTTACCGTCGGCCCCTTTGGCGGCTCTGGCTTTGGCTCTGCTTCTTCAAAGAGCCACGCCTTATCCTTTTTGAGCCCCTCCATCTGACTATCTAGCCCCAGGAGCTTCTCCCCGTCCAGCTTGATCTCGCCCAGATTCAAGAGCGCCTTGGCCGCTTTCACGTCCCGGACCTTCGCCTGTACCAGCGCCATCTCCAGAGCGCTGTTCAATTTACTTGCTGCCAGATCCGCATCATACTTTTTCTGCAAATCTGTCAGCTCCTGCTTCAGCTTCTCTGGATCCGTGCCCTCAAATTTCTTTGCGGCCTCCTGTAGATCTTTGATGGTGTTTCTGGCTGTGGTAAGCTCCCCATCCTTGGCGGTGGTTTTGGCCTGCTCTGCAGCGATATCTTTGCTATTTTCCGCCATAATCTGATCAATCAAATCTTTGCTGAGCTTCGTTCCGTTTAACTCCAAACCTTCTAAAAATTCTCGCTTCATGGTTCCATCCTTTCCTGCCGCACTGCCACAGAAAAACGTGGCGATTTCGCGGCAATAAAAATAAGCCAGTTTTACGCCTTAGCTCAGGGCATGCTGCAAAATGCAGCAATAAAAAAGCACCGTTTGCCGGTGCCCTATTCCACATATCTTTCAAGCGGTACAAAATAGATTCCATCGATGCACTCTTCATAGGGCGCTTTCAACTTTTTCGTGATTACTTCGTTTGTTAAACCGCCTGGAAACGCATCGCATGCCAGAGATAGGCCGTGACGATGTGCACAGCTATTACATGAAAGAAACGCTCCTGAATTCGGAGTAGTATCCATAGAGATACGCACACGAAATTTGTCATGCTCAGACAACTCCTGATACCGTTCTTCACGTTCTTCTTCAGACAATTCCCAAAACGCATCAAATGTTAATCGCTCCATTTATAGTTCCTCCATATAAATTGTATTCCCAACACGATCCACAATCACGAATGTAGAATCCCTCATGAATACTATTTCTTGCTCATTTTCATTTTGTCTTGTGATGTTTCTGCCCCGCTTTGATTGAATCACAAACTGATACTCCATCGTGTCATCATAAATTCCTAACGACGCCGAAGTATAGGCTGGGTATATCACAATGCGTCCCAACTGGTGCTCCTTTTCAAACGCATCAATATCTAATATTCGTTGCTGACTAACAGAACGGTAAACGACTCCTTCATAGATTGGCAGCTTTCTTAGCGCTGCATCTAAATTCGCTATCAGATTCCGCTGTTCGCCTGTTAACGTTTTTCTAGCCCGCAACGATGCATTGATTTTATAGGATCCACTGCTAATATACTCTCGCAAGGCTCTGGTTTCTGCATCAGACAAGTTTATTGTATCACCGGTCCCTTTGCCAAGCAACTTACTTTTGTTTCCCGCAAATATTTCTTCTCTACTATACTGCCGCTTGAATCCGGTCTGCTTAGTGAAGCTTTCCATCTCACCGCGCCAATATTTCAATTTTGCGGCTGCTTCTGCTGTGCTTTGGCCTGCTGCCTCCATACTGGCCTTTTCTCGCTTCCAGCGCCGTATATTGCGCTCTATCTTGCGCTGCACCTGGCTGGCTTCATACTCCGTTAATCGCTCTCCGTTGTACTCGACTGTCTTCGCACTCATTTCTTCCAGCTCTTTGTCGGTATAGGCCCTTTGGCTGATGCCCTCATAAAATGGGTAGAAGTTATGGCGGCAATTAGCGCCGCACAAGCCTGTTACAGTGCCATAGCCAGTGCTTGTGATAAAATCCGGATATTTGGGATGGTTCCCGCTACGGCTGTATACTTTCCCCTGCCACAGGGCATGATCTGGCCTTGCCCCAGCGTGAGCGGATACTTCTACCAGGTCGCAGCCCATTTCATCGGAACGCTTTAGCTGCAACTCTGCGCAAGTTTGATTAACACCAGTGACCACGTTCATGCGCACCGCTGCCTCCAGGCTCATCTTTCGCCCATTTTTGTATTCTGCTGCATAAATCCCCTGGCTGGCCAAATCTTTCACGGCCATTTTGATGGCCTGATCCTGGGTAAAGGCCCCGCTGATCACCTGCATATAGGCCCGGTCCAGAGCATTGGCAAATTGCTTACTGCCTAGATTGGCTGTGGTGCGGCAGAGATTTTCAAAATAGCCGTTGGTCTTTTTTACGCCTGCCTCTAAGACTGCCAACAGTGCTGCCGACTGATTGAGCGGCGGCGGAACCTTCCCGGCCGCCTTGTGTACTGCATCATCATATTTTAGGCTCTCGCTGGCGGCTGTGGTCATCAGATCCCGGATCTCTCGCTCTGTCTTGCCTGTGGCAGCAGATAGCTTTTCTAGGATCATATCGTAGGTGTTGCCCATCTCTATCAATTTCTGAAACTGCCAGTCTGTAGCGGAATTAAAGAGATTGGCGGCATTGATGCGGCTTGCCATGTAAGCAATGATATCATCTTCCAGTTGCTGATACAGTCTGATCAGGTTATTTGGCAACTGCTCCAGTTGCTTTGGTGTTAGCATCTCTCATCATTCCTCAAACTGCAGGCCGCTGCTTGCCTGAGATAATTTTGCTTTGGCTTCTTCCTCGGATTCGCCATACCATTTCATGCGATACTCCCACTTGTTCATAAGCCCGTCCCGCACTTCCTGCTGATCCCGAAGCCGCTCGGATTCTTTGTCTATGATGTAGGAATCTTCAAAGTTGACCTTTACCGGCGTATCGGGATCCACCGGCTCCTGAAAGATAATCTGCCCTGCCCAAAGCACAGCGCGAACAACCTGCTGCAAAAAATGTTCCACTGCAATATAGTGCTTGCTGGCGTTCTGGATTAGTTCCTGCTTATCTCCCATGTACTGGGTGGCGGTGACCACGCTGCCTGCGTTAAACTGATAATGCTTGGTGCCAAAACCGACCTTGAAGGACAGATAATCCAACTGGGCCTGCACTGCCTCCTTGTTGGCCTCGGTGCGTAGGTCGGGATTGAACTCATGAATCAAGGTGTTTTCATCCATGCTCGCATCATCACCCACTGTGGTAAACAATTGCTGCGCCACATCATCGGGCGTGATGGTGTTGCCCGCCTCATCGATCTGGGTCAACGATTTGTTTAAGAATACTTTCTTGCCGCCCAGCTTCAGATCCCGGCAGAAATTATTGAAGGCCAAATCGACGCCTTTCAGGCTATCCAAGGCGTCGGCATAGATACTCATACCCAGCCCCAGATTGTCTTTGAAGTGGTTGACTAGGTTGGGTCGCACGATGGCAAACAACGGGATCGCACTTTTGGTTCGAAACTCCTCCGCAACGCCTGGTGGTAGCGGTGCCGGTTCCAGATGACCGTTTCGCTCCCTGAAATAGCGATTGTGAATGACATAGCCGTCATTCTCCAACAGATGCAGCTCCAGATACACATACTGCTTGCCTTGCTGCAGTACCTCAGAGACGAAGGCTGCCTCTATGATCTTCTGGTTGCGCACTGAAAGCGGAATGATATGCTGCGCGGTCAGGTATTCAAAGCGAATAGCTGTCTTCTCTCCTGCCTGCACCTCTCCGCCAACGGTCTCCGCATTTTCAATGCGCACCAGCACGGCACCTGTACCGCTATAGAAAGCTTTCTCCATCAGCGCATTGGCCTGCGTCCAGAAGTCATTGGCATCCAATACGCCGCCCATGCCATCCTCACCCAGCAAAAACCCTGACGAAGCCTTGTCATCCAGAACGATACTGGTCTTTTCATTGAGCAAGATGGCCGCCCAATCCTCGCAGACCTTTTTGGCCATCTTTAAAGTGTACAGCTCTCGGTCCTTAATAGAATGGTCAGCCTGCACCTCTTTGAAAGTGTGAAATGGCTTGTGGCATCCTTTCCACCAATCTGCCCACACCGCTATTTTTTTGTAGTACTCGCTGTTTAAATCGTAGCCGTATTCTTTGTTGAGCAGCGCTACGATGTCTTCAATTTGCAAATCTTTCACCTGCCTTTTATGGTATAATGCATTTAAGAGAGGGGGTGAGCATATTGCAGATGATTCCTGTTTCATCTTCAAACCTTGCTGCCGTCGGGTATGAGAACGGCGTATTACACGTTCGATTCAATTCTGGAGCACTCTACCAATATACTGGCGTTCCCGCTTCGGTTTATCGGGGTTTGATGAACGCATCTTCGCACGGTAGTTACTTTGCCGCGCATATAAGGAATGTGTATCCTTATCGTAAAATCGGTTAATCTGTAACCACAAGAACAATTGCCGGACCGTCAACATCCATGGCCAGTTGTTGATAAGGCTCGGCAATTTCTTTTTTCACACCGTCTCTTTTTTCTAATTCCTCAACCAGAATATGCGTTGGAATGCTCTCTAAAGCAGTCATACTCAGGTCACCTCCTGTCTGGAATCAGCTTAGGAATAAAGCGCTCCCAGCTATATTCAAATGCGTCTAAAATATCAATATCCGTACTGAAGTTATCCAGCCGCACATCCTTGCCTTTCTTCGCTTCCTCGCCATCCCACACTGCAGATTGCAAGCCACCGATCACCAGGCTGCATGATGGCATAAAAAATACCCTGCCAGTATTCAGCAAGGTGTTGGTGCAGATGATCCGCTGCACGATCTCATTTTTGGCGCTGTCGCCGATAGCGATGTTGAGCCCCGCACCGCGGCAGGCTTTTCGCAGGCCGTTGATCAGATACTGGGCTTCATTGTCTGCAAAGCAGAATCTGATATAGCAATAGGGATACGCCCGCTTAATGCTCTGATAAAAAGCAAGAAACTCCTGGTTGACCCGGTTGCTGTCAATATCCCCTTTACGACCTTCGATGTGGTGGTCCTTGATGACTGTCAGCTTTTTATAGCCGCGGTGGATCGCTGTTGCCACAAAGGTGGTGAGAGAGCGATTGCCGCCAAAGTCCACGCCAACGGAGATAAACTGCACATCGGCAAACCAGTTTTTCTCTGCCTGCTCATTGTCAAAATGCAAGATCCAGCGGTCTGAATTGTCTGCAAACTGCTGATATATCAGACCATCCGCTGGACAGCGCTGGCCTAAGATATCCCGCCGGTACCACACGCTTTCTGGATCATACTCGCTGATGATCTCCTGCTTGCGCGCCTCGGTGATGGTCACATTGTCCATGATGGTAAAGTGCTCATAATTACAGCCGCCTAAAAGCGTGCCTTCCGCCTGCTTTGTGCGGTATTTGTCGATATACTCTTGATAGATGGGCGCGTTAGGATTATCCGGATTTAGATCCCAAAAGATCTTACGTCGCCCAGCAGCCAGTAATCGGTTGTGTGCTTCCTTGATAAAGCTGTCATGGTGTAAGTTGATCTCTGTGGCGATCCACATGCCGTAGGAGTTGCCACGAATCTTTTTGTAGCTATCCGCCTTCCCCCCGCCAGCGAAGATCACGATCTTGGTTTTGGGTCCTTTTGGGCAGCGGTAGATAAACAGCGCTTCATTGTCCTTAAACTTGCCCCAGCGGCAGCGGCCTTTGAAGAGATATTCTAGGCCTAGTCCGTTGCACTCGCCTATATTTAGCTTAGCAGTGCCTAGCGTGGAGGCTGACGCCAGATGAATCTTATCCGGTGATGTCTCCAGCTCCTTACGGAATGCGTAGATATTATCTACGGTCTTACCGGCACGGACCGCGCCTTCTGCGATGTTGAAGGTATTATCCAGGCAGCGCCTGATGTAATCTTTATGCTTTTGGCCAAACTGCAGCTTTAACGTGCGCTTTTTAATCGCCATAGATCTCACTGTCCAATTCGCTCAAATCCTCTTCCCATTCTCCACCGCTCTGGCGCGCTGTTTCTGCTTTCAATTTCGCAATGCGTGCTCGCTGCTCTTCGGTAGCCATATCCATGTGATTTGCCAGCCAATCCAGCGCCTTCATGCGGTCTGCAAGCTTGATACTAGCCCCGTCTTTGCCCTGCTTGACCTCGGTAATGATGGTGCCATCTACCTCAGACGAGCTGTTAAATTTGACGGTGTTGACCTTTTTGGTGATCGGGTTGCCGTCCTCGTCTTTTGCAGGCCCAAACATGGACATAACCGGAACTTCCTCTTGTCCAAACTGGACAAAGTCTGTTATGTCTGCGAAGGCGATGTCCATATATTTCTGAAAAATATCCTCCGGCTCCAGCAATGCCTTATTCAAGCGATTCTGTTTCAGGTGCTTGATTTCAGTTTGAATTGCAACATTTTGCAACATCCTAAACCCGGCTGAACCTGCTGTCTCATAGCTGCATCCATAGGCTTTTTGATACGCTTTTGTAGCATTGAAGCACTTCACATAATATAGGCAAAAAAGCCTTTGCTTCTCGGTTAGAGCCTCATTCTCCATTACCGATTCCACCAAAAACTTTTCTTCTGTCGCGGTATGCTTTTCTACTTTCGCAACGTCGCGTATATTTTTCTGCAACGTTGCGTTTTCGCTACCCCATTTATATCTATTTTTCCAGCTTCGGACTGTTCCTTCTGGAACACCCAAAACATCTGATATTTCTATTAATTTTTTGCCGTTTTGGAACATTTCTCTCGCCTGTTCCGCCTTGGCATCTGGCTTTCTTGCCATTTCACCACCTCTCCATCAAGCTATATGTACGACTCTCTTACGCATACAAAAAGGGCAGCCCCAACAGCCGCCCCTAATGATCGACAATCCCTTTCCTCCCAGGTGCTGATAATTTTTCACCCTGCCCTGATAGCCAGAACGGATTATCTTTGTCGCCTTTCGGCCACTATATCAATTTTACCACTTGACAAAGGCCGTATTCTTCAAAAACTCTTCAATTTTTCTTCACTTAAAATTTCTTTCATCGTTTTCATGGCATTATTCAACGCTTTGTAGAATGTTGCCGGTGCCATTAGCATATCCATTTCATAGATAATGACATCTCTATGCCGTTCAAAAAATTTCAGCTCTACGATCCTTCTTTCTGTCGTTGTCAGGGCTCCCAGGGCAAACTCAATACTGGCAACCTTGACTTTCAACTGTTCCAATTCTTCCTCGTCCGTATCTTCCACTGTCGCTCCATCCTCACCATACCTAGCGGAAAGATTATTGACAGGCCCGGTCTGCCGGATCATTCTCGCTTCCAACACGCCGATCCGTGCCTTGTACTTTTTGTATTGCCGTAGTTCACTGGCAATCTCTTGATACCATAGCTCATTCTGAATCTTTTCGTCCACTCCGACTCCCACCCTTTCTTCTTAAACCAATTTCCTCTTTTTGGTCTATAATCTTTACAATAATCCACCAAATTTTTACCGACTTTAACGCATTTCATGGCACAAAATCCATAATACTCGGCGTAATACTGACATCTGTCACATATCTTTTTCATGGGCCACGCCTCCATACTTCGTTTTCAGAGAATCTAATAACTCGTCCTGTACGTCTTTCTTGCCCTGCAGGCTTTTTAACACGCTTTCATCGGCGGTGCCCTTGGTAATCAGATGGTGGATGATCACCGCATGCTCCTGCCCCTGCCGGTATAGTCTGGCATTGGCCTGCTGGTACAGCTCCAGGCTCCAGGTAAGCCCAAACCAGACAATGATATTTCCGCCCGCCTGCAGGTTCAATCCATGCCCTGCGCCTGCCGGATGGGCAAGCAGCAAGGGGATTTCTCTATTGTTCCACTTTTCAATATCGTCTGAACCTTCCAGCTTCTTCGCGTACTTGAACCGCTCTTTGATGCGCTCTAAGTCGTGCCGGTAAGAGTAAAAGCAGAGAATCGGCTTGCCGCCGGATACCTCGATGATCTCTTCCAGCATGTCCAGTTTGGCATCGCTGGTTTTCACATAGCCACCGTCAGGCAGATACATGGCGCCGTTGGAGTACTGCAAAAGCTTATTGGACAACGCCGCTGCCGATGCTGCTGTTACTTCGCCCTCTACGAATTCCAGATAACAATCACGTTCAAACCGATTGTAGTTTTCCTGCTCTGTCGTGCTCAACTTTACCGACTGTACACTGTCAATACGCTCTGGCATCTCCAGCCAATCCTCGGCCCGCATGCTGATGCAGATATCCGCAATCTTGGCGTTGATGGCCTGCTCTGCTTCCTCCTTAGGCTTGTAGTTATATATCATGGTCTGGCTGCGCTGGTTCGGCAGAAAGTACCGTTCTCGAAATCCGGTTATCGTCTTGCCCAGGCGCTCCCCGCCATCCAGCAAGTAGATTTGGCTCCATAGATCAATCAAGCCGTTGGGTGCTGGCGTACCAGTCAAGCCCACAACCCGGCTGCTACGGGTGATGTACTTGCGCAGCGCCTTAAACCGTTTCGCACTGTGAGACTTGAAGCTGGATAGCTCATCGATCACCACCATGTCAAAATCCCAGCCATCGCCAACTTGAGAAAGCTCATCAGTCAGCCAGACCACGTTTTCCCGGTTGACGATGTAGATATCGGCATCCTTGGCCAGCGCCTTCCTGCGCTCTCTTGCAGAACCCAAGACCTTGGAGATCCGCAAGTGTTTCAAGTGATCCCACTTTTGACTCTCTCGGCTCCAGGTATCCTCCGCCACCCGCAATGGCGCGATCACCAGGACCCGATCGATCTCAAAGCGGTCATGCATCAGTTCTTCAATGGCGGTTAAGGTGATCACCGTCTTGCCCAAACCCATGTCTAAAAATAATCCGGCTTTCGGGGTGTCTAATATTTTTTCAATCGCCATTTGCTGATAAGTATGCGGAATAAATTGCATCGGTTCTCACCTCCAATATGTGCTCAGCACATTCTCTATCTGCTCACGGTTATCGAATACATAGACCGTGAACCCCAGTATCTTTAATTTTTTATGAATCGTCAGTTGCAGCGGCCTTGCCTTTGCTCCTGGTCGTTTGAGTTCTGCGAAAAACATTCTGCCGCCAGGCAACAACACGATCCGATCCGGTACTCCTGAAACACCTGGGCTGATAAACTTCAACGCCCATCCGCCATGCTTTTTTACCTGCTCAACCAGGTAGTGCTCAATCTCTTTCTCCTGCATATCTCTTCTGCCTTTCTATGCTGCAAATTGGAACAAGCCATGTCCCCGGAACAAGCCTCATAGATTCTTGTTCCAGTCAAAAACCACGATTTATCGGGCTTTCGCGGTCTTTTTGGAACAAGCGGTACAAGAAATCCCTATATACGCGTGCGCATTATAGCGCGCATAGGGAACAACATACTCTATATTATTTATATTTTATATATCTAAATAGAAAATCTTGTTCCACTTGTTCCAAAACGCATCCAAACCCTATTGAAATGAATGTTTTTGGCTGGAACAAGCTATGGAACAAGCCATTTTTTCTTGTTCCACTTGTTCCACCAAGAAATGTTATTCTTTCCTTGTATATACTCGTTGTCTTCCATACAACGGTAGTCTTTGATTATCGGATTTTTCCCATCCATCGATCTTTTGCATGATGGCGCTGATCTCATAAGAGTCACTTTTCTTCATGCTCGCCTGTTCTCTGCCAAAACATTCGCACCAGATTTCCATATTACAAACCGTGGTTCGCTGCACAGTACCCCTTGTCTCCACGCCAAAATCTCCGCCGCTCAAGAAGTTTCTGCGCTCATACGTGCTCATTTCTGCCCAGTTCTCCGGCAGTAATGTGTCAAGATAAGCACGCACCAATCCCTCACGCTCATCGGTCTCCATGGCTTCCGCCTGTTCCCGGAACGCGATCCTGTTTTCCTCATCGTTCAAATACAGTTTTTCGCCTTTGCGGTACAGTGCCAAGGCCTCCGCCCATATCTGCTCAACTTCTTCCTCCGTGAGTTGCCAGGATCGTTTCTCCGACCTTCCACTCACCCGTACAGGCCAGAATCTACGGTTGCCCGTAATATCCCGTAGAAAGCCATTCTCCGCGTTGGTAGACCCCACGATCACGCACTGCCTTGGGTGATTTTCCACCGCCAGTCCATAGCTTGCACGGTATTTGTCATCCACGCGAGAGATAAAAGATTTCAAAAGCTCTGTGTCCACCTTTCGCATACCGGCCAGCTCTCCCAATTCCAGGATCCAATAGCCCTGCATCTTTTCTGGCCCGGCCTTGTCCTTCATATCGCCGATGGTCAGGCTATCGGAAAACCAATCGCCCGCCAATTTAGAGAAAAAGGTACTCTTCCCGATCCCCTGTGGTCCATTTAGAATGAGTACGCTGTCAAACTTGGTCCCCGGTTGATAAATTCTCGCCACCGCCGCAACCAGTGTCTTTCTGATGGCGGCCCTAGTGTACGCATTATCCTCCGCGCCAAAATAGTCGATCAAAAGCGTGTCCAAACGCGCTCTTCCATCCCATTGGGGCAGTCCATCCAGATATTCCTTCACCGGATGGTAAGCCCGTTCTGTTGCAACTGCTACCATAGCATCCTTCGTCCTTCCTGGGCTATACACCCCATAATGTTTACTCAAATATACTTTTAAGGCCGCGTAATCTGAATCATTCCAGCCGTCCTTCATCTGCTGCCACGGCAGACCGCCCCTGGCGTCGATTCCATCCCGGTGTCGATTGAAAGCAATATGCTGCAAATTTTTATCGTTGCGAATAATCAGAACCAGATTGTCCAGATTGGCTTTCGTATTGCCCTGTTTGTCAACATCCAATTCTGTTATCCAATCGTCGTTTGCCACATCCTGCGCATCAGCGATTCCAGCAAAGTCATCCTTGGCCGACGCCATGCGCTCCTGATGCAGCAGCTTTCTCACACTGGCATCAGAAGCCGCAAATTCCTGCATAGCCTGATAAGATGGCAGCTTGACTATTGGTGTACCGTCCACTGCATCTTCGTCCAAATCGCCGAATTTATGCAGCCGTACAAGGTCAAAGGCATTGCACAGCATCCCCCCGCAAGGGTCTGTGGCATGGTTGGAGTAAGCAAACTTGCCATCCTCATAGAGTACCAACCCCGCCGCCGTGCTACCCTGGGCATAGGTATACCGCCCAGGAATCCCGCAAGCCACATACACATCCGGCAAGAAAGCTGCAATGGCGCTGTCGATATCATAGGTGCGGCAAAACGCTCCGATAATCCCTCTTTTGATCGTTGGGTCTTCTTGTTTTTTTAAGAGTCTCTCACGGGATTTTACGGTTCGTGAGGAGGTCGGCCAACTGGATACATCATGCCAATCCGCATATCTGGCCAGCGTCTGATCCACGTCCAGTAGTACATTTTCATTATGCTCAAACACATACTCGCCATCCATGCTAGTGCTAGGCCAATACATCAGTCGGTGGGGCTGATAGGTGGTATCATCAAACAGATCGATACCGATATCATCCGCCACTTTTCTGGCCACCGCCTCATACTCATCCGGCTCGCAGGGCCTTGATAGCGGAATCAAGAGCCGATAGCGTGGCTTTTCCGGCGTGTGCTTGTGAGTAGAATAGACACACCAGGTAAAGTCATAGAAAAAACAAAGCTGGTCAATAAAATCCTCTGTGGCATAATCGGCGTCCAGGGTCAGCAAATAGCGCTTCTCAATGTACCCGGCCCGTCGCTTGCCTTCTCTCAGCTTCCCACCAACAAAGCCGCCTACGTCCTTGATATCGTCTTGTTTGCTCTTGCTCATGTTGCGGTATTCGCCTTGTGTTTCTGTGGTTCTGGTGGTGGTTTCTAACCGCTCCAGGAGTTCCGCCCAAGTAAAGCTTGTATTCTTCCACAGCTTCGCCGTTCTGCCGCTGCCAGTCGCAATGATGATCTTTTGCATACGTCTCACCTCAATCCTTCTGGTAATAGGGAACCTCGTAGGCTGCAGCTTTTAACGGCAATCCTGGCGCCCATCGGATGGGCTGGCCCATAATCTCCGCCACTTCCTCAGCAGAGCTCTCGCCGATTGGCACATCCAGCACCACTTCATCATGTACGTGGAAATTGATCTCATAGCCTAAATCCTCCAACCGGATGATGCTTTCTGCTAGGCAATCCCTAGAAAAGGCCTGTACAATGTTTTCTGTCAGCTTCCCGCCAAAGGTTTCAATTCTCTCCCAGCTTTTCTTTGTCTGATTCATGCCTTCATAGGTCAATGCCGGTCTTCCAAATTTATTCGTCGCAATCCGCGGCTTTACGTAAGCAATCCTGCGCCCCGACGGCAGAGAGATAAACAGAATCCCCGATTGTTTGATAAAACCGATCCCATGGGGCAGCATACTGGGCTTTCCATTTACTGCATCAAGCGCAGCGCGCTCTACAGCATACCAAAAAGCTTTTATCTTGGGATTGGCCGCCCGCCAGCTATCTACAATAGACTGCAGTTCTTCCTCTTCTAGCCCTTGCTTTAAGGCTCCCATAGAGATCATTGCACCTACGCTTCCACCGTACCCCAGCGCCAATTCTGCGATCTTTCCTTTCTGCCGCAAGTGACCGTTGACGCCATGCTTTTCCACCGGCACCTTGAACATCTGCGCTGCCGATGCGCAATAAATATCCCCGCCATTTTCAAAAACGCTCAGCCGCCAGGTCTCATCTGCCAGATAGGATAATACCCGCGCCTCAATGGCAGAAAAGTCCGACACGATAAAGCGTCTGCCTTCTGATGGGATCAGGGCGGTGCGGATCAATTCAGACAATACTTGCGGTACATTTCCATAAAGCAATTCAAATAATTCATAATCGTCCACCGCTACGACCGCTCTCGCTAGGTCTAAGTCTTTCATGTGGTTTTGGGGCAAATTCTGCACCTGCACCAGTCTCCCGGCCCACCTGCCTGTCCGGTTTGCGCCGTAAAACTGCAGCAATCCACGAATCCGCCCATCAGGACAGGCGGAGCGCTCCATCGCCTCATACTTTGCCGTTGACGTTTTCGCCATTTCCGCACGTAGCTGCAGAACCTCTTTCACAGCCTGGTTGTCTGTAGTTGCCAACAGATCTGCAAGCGCCTCTTTACTGAGGCTTTTCACTTCTTCGCCCGTCTGTTCTTTGATCCAACCCTTTAGCTGGACCAGAGAGTTTACATTATCCAGTCCTGTGAGTGCATGGGCTCTCCTACGGCATTGCTCGTTGTAATAATCGTCAAAGCGGATAGCGTTTCTGACCATCTCCAGATCAACCCGTACCCCTCGGTCATTAATGCGCTGGTCATACTCCCAGAGCTTCTGTTCACTGGTCTTCATCGGGAATTTAGCGGTCTTTCTCTTGATTGCCCGCTCTACCTCCACGTCCTGACGGCAGTATTCTATAAAGGTTTGCCATTTCTCCCAATCATGCTCTGGCAGATTCCGGCATCGGCCCCCATTGGCATCAGTAGGCTTGCAAGGCTTTGAGAAGTAGTTGATCAATGATTTCCCGCGGGCATCCTTCTGTTCCGCTAACCCCAGCGCCTCGGCCACGCCTGCCAGCGTCTGGGGTAAGCCTAGCTCGGATGCCGCCACCGCTGAACAACGCCACTGTTCCACCGGCAGCCGCATCTGAAAATACTTTTGGATGCAGGTTCGTTCAAAGTTGGCGTTATAGGCCGTTTTTATAATGCTAGCATCCGTCAGCGCTTCTGCCGCATTCGGCGGCAGTGCTTCGCAGGTCAGGTCGACCACAGTGACAGGTTCTTCGTCAAAAGCATACGCAAACAGCAGAATTTGAAAGTCAGGCGCGCTGGTATATGCATACACGCCTGACTTCACCAGATCAACACTGCTGTATGTTTCAATATCAATACTCAATTCCTGCATACAGCATCATCCCTTTTTAGCTCAGAAAATCGTCTTCGTCATCGTCGATTAAATCTTTGAAATCATCCTCAGCTCTGGACCGGCCCCCTAACGGCTCACCGTCTCTCGTCTTCATCAGATTGTTCAGTCCGCAAGCGATCCCCCGATTGCCGTTGGAGTTAAACGGATAGAAGGTGATGGACGCATATCCGTAGCATCCGGAATAAAAGTCAGTGCTGTCAATAATGGGCTGACCGTTTTTATACACCAGTCCTGGCTTGGTATTGGCAGTGGCATTGACAAAATAATGCCCTGCATATACTTCATCATCCGGGCGATCCTCATCGCCATCCCGCAAAGGTAACTTCAAATTGGCCGGAATCTTACCGCCAAATTTGCTGGCCTTGCCCATCTCTTTCGCCGCTTCAATGGTTTTTTCAATCGCCCTTAAGGTCTTTTTGTCGTTTTTGGGGATTAGAATACTCACGGAATATTTTTCATCCCCACCGTTGATGCTGGCCGGTTCCCACACATGGACGTAGCTAAACCGGACCTCTCCTGTAATGACTTTCGTGTTATTCGCTTGATTTGTCATAATTCATCTCTCCTATTCGTTTATGATTGTTTTAAAGTCTTCTGCTGCTGCCGACGCGGAACCGATCTCCGGCCGCTTATCGGTAATGGGAACCAGGGTAGGCGCACCCGCTTCTTTCGTCACATACCGCCCCAGCGCTTCGTTGAAGTCTTTCTTGCCGTATGTTTTTTCCATATCCGCTACGGTGCGCAGCCTATGCACCATCGCCTCTTCTTCGTTCAGCCCTGCGCCGCATAGCGCGCTCAAAATCACGCCGTCTGATACGGTGAATGATCGGCTGCTTCTACCTTCCACCAGCTTATAGCCAGGGAACTTCGTGCCTTGCTTGGCCTGATCCAGCGCGTAGGCTTTCACTAGCTCGGCCCATTTCACCAGCCGCCCAGAAAGCTCTAGCACCTCTGAGATCTCTTCCTCATTTAATAAATTAGGCTGTTTGAAGTCCAGGGCTGCCAGCCGGTTGCAGCTATCCGCGTAGGCTCTGCATACGGGCCGGGCTTTACAAAAACCATCGTCGCAGTGAGAGCCTGCAACACAATCCTCGGTCCCGCTGTTGGCCAGCTCTGCCCGTTCTTTCACCCACGCAGCCCACAGATACAATTCCTCGGCACTGATAGTCTCGGTGCTGATGTTGTCCCGTCTTGGCTGGTAAATGGTCATGGTGACTTCCTCGATACCGTAGAGATAATCCCACGCCTCGCAGGCCCCCAGGGCGTACAAGCGCAGCTGTGGATTATCTTCTACCGGCACGACCACACCGGCGCCGTATTTCAGGTCAATGATCTCAAGATACCCGCTGGCCACGATCACACAATCTCCTGTGCCAAAGCCGCCGGGCACCCACTGGGAAAAATCCAGCCGCTGTTCTAAGAGCAGCACGGCATCCGGCGTTTTGGCTTTCGCCGCGTGAAACCGTTCCAGCACAAAGTCCCTGTAATCGTCGGTATAGCCTTCCATATCCTCGGTGATCTCTAAGCCTTTGATCGTCTTGGCATATTTGGCCTTGGTCAGTTCTTTGGTCGCCAGTCTGATTTTGGCTTCCCCCAGGCTGTGCGCGTTGGTGCCTTCCCTGGCATAGCTGCTCTCTTCGTTGGGAAAACCGGCTTCCATTGCCACAGAGCCGGGGCAGTTCAACCACTTCTTCGCGCCCGACGCGCTCAACTTTGCATGTACATCTGGCATACTTAGGCCTCCTTGATCATCTGCATGGCTTCTGCAAATTGCTTTGTCTGCAGATTGGAAACGCTTTTTACACCCAGAGCTATCAGGATGGCTTTGGCTGTATCTCTGCCCTTTGTCTTGGACAAGTTGGCCAGCGCCGCCCGTACTTCTTCGATTGTGTATGTTTCATCTTCTGCAGTAGCAGGTGCCGTTGTTTCTTCTGGTTCCGTATCAGGCTCTTCTGACTCCTGTTTATCATGGAGTTTGTCTAAAACCGCATCCACCTTCTTCTGTTCTTCCTGCACTTTTTGATCAAAGTTGGGCTCCATCCGTTTTGGTGTTGTGGTCACGGCTACGCCGCCTACTAACTTGTTAAGCACTTCAACCAGTGCTGGCGCTTCGATTGTTACATGGACATTAATTGTGATTGGATTCATGATGTGTTTCCTCCTTAACGATTTTGCAGTTCACAACTGCCTGATTGTAATAGCTTTCTTTTAACTCTATCCCGACAGCTCTACGACCCATCTCAAGCGCTACATAGGGAGTGGAGCCGATCCCAGCAAAAGGATCAAGCACAATATCTCCCTCATTGCTCCACAAGGCGATACAGCGCCGGATCACATCCAACTGCAAGGGGCAGATATGCCGCTCATCCTGTTCTGATCGTGCCGCAGCC